CGCCACCGATGCCGATGGAGACATTAATACATTTGGTGTGAACTTCACGGCCCCAGCCATGACCAAGGCTAATTTCATTGAAACCGCAGAGACGCGCGCAGAAAATGTCGAAAACTATAACATAGTCCCAGAAAATAGTGGATTAGCACACACGACAGTTCAAGAGCCAATTGTTAATTTTAATCCTGCTCCTCAGCAATTAGAGATAAATTCTCAAAACGCGAGTATTGTATTTGGCACTGATCGACCAGCCGGCCTTGCCGATGGCTATGGCGCTGAAGGCGCCCAAGGAGCCAACACAATTGATATTGTAGTTGGTCGTATGTCGAAGGCTCGCGGAGGCATGGGCGCCGAAGATGGTTCTGTGGTGGAAAACAGCTTTTGTGCTGACGGCGCCCGAATTTACATTAGTGAAATGACAGATGTTGATAAGAATTTTGGTTTAGCTGGAACTGCCGCGCTGCCCGGTACCTCCGCAATTGGTATTAAGGCCGACAGTGTGCGCGTGATAGGCACCAGCGGTGTTAAGATTGTAACAGGGCGCTCGTTTGCCTGTCAAGGTTTTGGTAACTCAGGTGAGTCCAACACAGTGGGAGGAAACCCCGGAGTTGCGCAACCTATTGAACTGATTGCCGGCAACAACACAGAGCCCGCGCTGTTCGCCAGCGCAACCACCCTGCGGCACAAAGCCGGCTCAACCACAGAAACAATAGAAAGATTACAACCCATAAGCATGGGACTGAACACGCGAGATGCTCTTAGAGATCTGGGAACTTTAGTTGAAGAAATCTTAGGAACACTATTTAATATGGCGCTTCTTCAAACGACTTTTAATAGTGTTTTAGGGGTCACCCCGATTACGGCGCACTCAGCAGCAGCAGGCACTGTATCCGCTCAGTATCTATCCAAAGTCATAAATCCCTTGTGGCAAACTAGAATAAATAAAATTATGTGGCACACCAATCATTTAGAAGCGTATGGATACAAGTATATTTGTAGCAAGAATGTGTTTGCAACATAATTATTAAAACAAACAAATGGCAAAATCAAAATTTCTCGAATACCAGGATAAAAATAACGATGGGCTCATCGACAAGTGCGGTGAACAGCCCATTGTTCCCGAAGCAGGCAAAGAGTGCCCTGATTGCACACCCAATCCTAATGCCATTGTACCAGATTGGAAAACACAAGGTGATAACGAGCCATGGCACAATGCTAAGGAGTGCACTTATGAAGTTACAATCACGACTCTTGAGACTTCTATTATGCCGTCTGAGGATGCAACCGAAGAGGAATCTCGGGATTATGTACTTTCGCTTTTTCATGGCTACTCGGATATAGCTGCCGACTCTTTGATAGTCAATTTTAATAAAAAAGATATACCAATCACGAGGGCCACAGTATTAGCACATCTCCAACAAAAGCGATATGATCTAGATGCGCGCCGCGGCTCTCATTTAAAATTGCTCTATGCGATTGATTATGACATTTTTGCACCGTTAGAAGAGTTAGTACCCGGCGAAGAAGAGGAAGAGGATGACGATCTTGAGTCTCAACCTTCCGGGGCTGACATAGTAGTTACTTTCGAGGGAGTTTCTAATCTTAAATTAAAACTTGTTCGAATTCAAAAAGCTTTATTTTTATATGGAGTTTATTATAAAGTTTATCGCGCTATTGATAATGGTAACTTGGTCTTTGAAGAGTCTGGCAAGATTTTAGATTTAGATCCCTACGGCGATCTTACAATGTTTGGTAGTTCCATACTATCCAAAATTTTGCCGGCTTTAGAATCATTTTTAAATTCCAAGGAATTAAATATTCCGAATGTCGGCGGTGTTTCTGGAATCTTTAAAGATAAAGTCATAAAACTCACCCTTACTTTCGCGCCGAATTATTCCCGACTTAAAAAAATAGAAGCATACACAGAAGGATGCGCTGATCCTGTGGTGCTTAAGGGCAAAGTGCTCCGCGTGCTTAATGATAACGGCGCGTTTAAAGATGTTACCGCCATGGGATATTTTACCCAGGTAGATAAGATGCACCAAGCTTTAACTGCTCGGGTACCGATGCATTGGATGGAATATGTTAAAAAGTTTACATTTCCGACCGTTGTAGAAAAAACTAATTATCGGAAAAACGCATCCCCGGAAGACGGAGAAACTGAAGCCAACTTAAGCTGTTTAGCGCGCGCTCTGGTGAACGAGGGAAAACAACTCGGCCAAGATATTTTGGATCCTGCTTTTAGTATCGGAGATGCTATTTCGTATAAGTTTCATTTGAGCGCTTGTAAAGATGAAGAAGGGGCACAAAAAGAAAGAGAAGATCTAGGGATTGCATTAACCCGGGAACAGAAAAAAATCAAAAGAAAAAAGAGAAGGCAAGACTTTTTAAAAGACGTAAACACCGTTCAAGATCCTAATAATCCAAAAGTCAATAAAAGCATTTATGCGTTTGCCAAGGAACAAGCTTATAAGGAATTAGCGACTAATCAAAATAGTTTTGAAACGATGTGCGCCGACTTTATAGCCACTGGTCAAGCAGGTAGCTTATCAATTGATGATATCTTTACAAAGAGCTTGGATAGAATTAAGCTTTGTGGCATGCAGGCGCTCCTTTTAGACACTATGCAATGCTTAATGAAGGGAATCAAGCTTGAAGACGCACTTGCTAGTATTACAAAAGCCGCACTCAGTGCCATGTCCATTGAAAATTTTGGAATTTTATTCGTTGGTCTTCCACCGGGTCAACAAGAACGACTCAATCAAATGGTAAAAACGAAACTTGCTTCTGGAGATTTCTTTAAGCAGGATAGCCAAAATCAGGTTTTAGCTGATCAAATAGCCGGCAACTATAATATTAAGCCCCCATGGGAAGATGAGGAACTGGCGAAACAGAACGATCCCGTCAATAACCCCCCAGAACGCACACTCGCGCAACAATTCGATCTTCGAACTGCTCAAAAGAGACTAAGCACCGATGTGGTTATGCAAGTCTATATTTCTGCACTTATTGATGAATATGCTGATAATTTGTTGAGCATGGTCGATCTTCTTAATGAATTCCCAGGCGCCCCCCTTATTGCAAATATAATTGCAACGATGACATGCCCGGCCCCTCCTGTTTTTGATCCGAGTGTTATGGATTTTATTAAAGATGTAGAGTTGCCATTTTGTCGTAATGTTGATGACATTGTTCTTCCTAAAATATCTAATCCTTTTGGTTGGATTCCCTCCAAGATGGATATCTCGGCGGTGTTGTTTGAGGCAGTCACTTTAGCAATTCAACAGGCTCTAATCAAAATCATAATGACGATGATGATTAAAATATGTGAGCTTTTCGGGAGTTTTGTTTGTAATATATTGGAAACTACGGGAGATCTAGCTAAAGCGCTAGTTACCGGCAATAAAGACGAATTTGCTAATATTATTAAAGAGTCTATATGTGGAGACGATGCATCTGATGAGGATGTTAATGATACCATTGAAGATATGATGAACACCCTCGGCCCAGGCGCCGGCGCCTTCGCTGATCAAGGAGAAATGATACAGTTTTCTGAAGATGTTTCCTCAGCCACTACTCGGAAAGAACTTACAAATGCGTTTTTGGGCGATTGTTCCAATGACTTTTTAAATATAGTTGACTCGCTAATTGAATATGAATACCCTGCGCTGCGTCCTGGTCTGAGTAATAAAGAAAATATTTGCGCATTTTTCAAGAATTCTGGAAACTTATTTCCGGCCGATATCAAAGCATGGATGAATGATTTTGTCAATCAGCTTCCGGAAAATGATTTGATGCCCGCAAATCCAAGTCTTTGTGCGGATCCTGAAAGTGTGGAGCGTTTTTGTGAGTTACGCACCAACTTACTTAAAGGAAGAGCAACTGAAGCTCAGGCCAAAGAGATGTGCGACAACCTTCAAGACGATATTAAAGACAACCTGGAAGATCTAGGAAAAATGATGCAAGACACGCCTGGATATATCGCTGGCAATATGCCGGCGATGGTATCAGATCCCGGTTGTGATAATGGCTTAATTCCGTTTGAATCGGAAGAGGCTGCAGCCACGGCCGGTCTCACTATTGCGGATGCCATGGAGCAGCTTAAAATGGATTATGTTGAAGACATGCTGGGGAATGGTGGAACACCGTTTACAGATGCCGATTGGGGATTATTAAACATGCTTCTTGCTGACACCAGCGGAAATGCGCTTTCTACTCATAATAGAAAAGCGAATCGTATGTTTGGTCCCACTATGAACCTTACTACGAATGAGTCGGTGTCGTGGTGGGATATTAACCCATACTTCTTATTTCTGAAGCCGATGCCCACTATATTCCAAAAAGATGCTCTTCCATTAAGCGTAGGAGAGTGGATGCGAGATCAGGCGATTGAAACCAACCTTACGTTTGCTACAACAAATACGTGGCTGGAGCCTGAAATATATGGCGCGAGCTTTGAGAGGCTGGGCTTTAAAGGATGGTTTGGAGATGATGTAGATTTAACCCAGATTCCCGATCAAGGTTATAATAGCAAATTTAAAATAAGCTTTAAAAATGATGAAGTTCAAATTGTGCGCGCCGGCAGAAAACTAGACCCAGATGTCTCCATGGAATATCATGATAATTGTAAAGGTAGAAAGAAAGACGCTGGCAGGGGCTATGAAGGGGGCACAAACACATTTGATTATGGATTTAAGCTGGATATGTTTTTAAGCGATCTGCACAAAAAAGACGATGTGATATGTAACATACCAGGAAACAATGTGCGAATAAATATCGAAGATATTGAAAACCTCACCGCGCCCGGGGATTTCCCGTCCATCTTTTCTCTATTTAATCCTTTGAGCGCCGTAGAAAATGTTGAAGAAATGTTCGCGGCAATAGCCAACCCTTCGTTGCCGGACAAGCCAGATAGTGAAAGAAAATATGAATTCTTTGCTCGCGATGATACATTCGATAATGTGGACTTGACCCAATACCCACAGCTTCTTTCTGCTTTTCAATCTACTAGAGATTCTGCACCACAACTAATTTTATTAAAAGAGATTATGAACCAAGAGAATGGCACCAATGTAAAACTAGTCGATCTTGAAGGTCCTTATGATCAGCTTAATGAAAGACTAATGAATGATCTTAAAGCCGGCTTCACAGGCCCGACCGAGGCCGAAATCGCCCTGGGCTTCGACGCGAACGGGGACCCAACAGTTGGCAGATCTGCGTATAATTATGGCGCCGCGTTTGATAATCTACAATATGACGACTTCGATTATATGGCACCGATGGAATATCAAAATTCTGCCGTCGCGCCACGCGCCGGCGATTATGACCGGGGGCCGTACACGCCGAATCGTGATGCTGGCATGCAATGGTATAATAATGACACGGAATCATGGGGATTATTATATGCCGATATTGATATGGATCCCCCAGGTAATGAAGCTTTCCGGCTTTTTGATTCTCCGAGAAATAGCGATATGCTTTTAGGAATTAGTCGCAATCAATATAATAATGAGGTGTCATATTATGACAAACTAGATAAGATCCTGAAAAACACACGTATTTTTTATCTTAATCCCGCACAGCATGGCGGGTCTTATAAACGCCCCGGAATGTATGTTGTGCCTCTGAAGAACAAAGGCTGGATGGGGTTTATCGATGTGGTCTTCCCACCTGCCGCGGCCTGCCCAGAGGCGGACGATGATTTAGTGGATTTTGGACCGATTCAGAAAAGAGTGGATGATTCTTATTCGCGAATCCCGGAAGATCAAAGATTGCGCTTGGAACCTCAATGTGTAGTAGAACTACCTTATAATAGAATTTTAGAGCGCTCCTCTGTGGCCGGCCTTGAGGCGCTTATTACGGGTGCGATCCAAATTTATATTAGCACGCATTTTGTTAAATGCATGCCGATGTTTACGTTTATCAAGCCTTCCTTTTCGGATAATTATAGCAATTTGTTTGTAAGCTATATAGTCGAAGGAATGGAAGCATCTCTTAAAGATGCCCAGGACCCCTTCAGAGAGTTTTTTAATACCTTTAAGGATAATGAATTCTGGTATGCATTTTTAGAACAAAGCGTTCAACTTTATGCGCGCCTTGTTGATGATGGAGCAATTTTAGATGTTCCATATCATGTTCAAGAAGCACTCGCCCGCTTAAACGATATGCAGACTATTTATGATTATCCCACGAAAAAGGACTTAATAAACGCTATTAAACTTGGAGATGAACCCTGGTACCAAATCTTTAACCTCCCAGGCTTCAGAGGGGAAAAGAATTTTGAAGCTATCCAGGCCACAGAAGAAGATGCAAAGCTGATTCTCATCGAATTAGTAGCACGAGAGCTTAATTCCGTTTCTGAACGCATGGAAAACAATTTAGAAACCGCGGAGATGAGCCCAGAATATGACAAACTCGCATATTGGTTCTTAACGAATCATACTGGTGGCCACTCATTAAAACTTAAAGGGCCTTTTATAGAGACAGTTTCTACTTTGGAAGAACCACCAGCACCTTATTATACGAATGGGGGACAATTATATGTGGACGAAGCCCGGGCCACCGGCGAACCTTTTAAGGAAGGTGATGATTATATAGGCTACTATCATGTAAGTACTGATGCAGCCGGTAATAAGAGTTATATGGCAGGCTCAGAACATATTGAAGCCGAACATGATGTATTGGCGCCATATGAAAACTTAATTATAATGAAGAATGCTAATGATGACGACTTGGGGAGTATCTCCGCATACGAAGCAAACAGATCTACATGCGGCAACTACAATTGCGGCTCCCAGAGCAAGGATTTCTATATAGAACAATATGTAAGTATCGACGGTGTTAAAATGTCTCCAACAGCCGCGGCCACCGCAATTGCTTCTCAAGATCCAAACCTTAGTCTTTCAGAAGTATATCGAGGCACCCTCGAACATGTTACTGATGATGACGGCGAAGTAGTGGGACTCAAAGGAGAATTAGGAGTACGCAACGGACTTCAGTTTTATTACATTTTTAATGGCGAAAAATATGCAGTAGCCGACGCAGAAATTGACGCTCTCGATGTATCGTGCGGCGCTTTTGAGCCCGCAACACCCAGCAGCAAGCTTTTATTGTGCCTTATTGATCATTTGATTGCCGATCAGAAGTTTAGAATGCTAACAGAATATATTTTTCCACTCAACAAATTTACTGCATTTCTGGCAATTTATAATGATCTCGCACTATTGCCCTCAGTCGGAGAAAAGATTTTTAATACATTAGAAGAACTCGGTCTGTCTTCTGAAGAAGGCGACAAGAAAAGCCGGCTGGGCATGGCGCTTGAGACGGCCGTGCTCTCTTCCAACCCCTTCGACGACATCGAGCTATACAAGACCCATCCCGGATTATGGCTAGACACGGATGCGCTTAAAGAGTCTATCGTCGACCGTGCCAAATTCAACCCCTTGGACCGGATTATCCTCCCAGATCCTTTTAATTTTGACGGCGTGAAGATCAATGGTGTCCCCAATTATGGAGGCAATGAAGGCTGGGAAATATATAGTGTGCGCAAACCGCGAGGATTAGGACAATTATTCGGTGATACTACCTGGGACCAATGGGACCAAGTTTTATTAAGAAACTCGAAGAACAGAATAAAACAAATGTTTAAAACTTATTATTATGGGCGAGACTTTAAGCCGGGAGACTCTCTTTACGACGAAAGGCCTTCGAAGGTGCGAACTCAAAGGGTGAAAGACTTGATTAAACCACTGAGCTTTATAGATCTTCTTCCGTGGCACAAGCGAAAGAAGTTGCGCCCCAACCCAATGGGCAAAAATAATGAAACTTGTAAGAGTGATAATTCGAATGAGTAAATATTTATATATAAAGGTAGCATAGAATGTCCTCATTAGGAGTGAAATTACCCCTGACAAGAGATTCCGGAGACGGATTCACTATGATTAAAAGCATAAAAGGAATGCTTAAGCAAAACTTTAAGATGCTTTTATTCACCATTCCGGGCGAACGTGTCATGGAACCCGACTTCGGAGTGGGGCTTAAAACCTATTTGTTTTCTAATGTATCAGAAGACATTCAGTCGCAGATTTCTTATAAGATTAGAGAGCAGGTACAGATGTACCTTCCCATCATTTCGGTCAACAATATTCAATTTGGATTAAGCAGTATTGAAACTAATACTCTTTCTATGCGAATTACCTACACCATCCCTACTTTGGGGCTTCAAGATTTATTAGAATTCACTATTTAGTGTGAGGATTTTTAATGGCAAACGAACAGAAAAAGATATTCCCCATCGATTATACCAAAAGAGAGTTTGGTGGAATCCGCGAAGAACTCATGGAAATCGCAGAGCGATTTTATCCTGATAACTTCCAAGATTTTAGCGAAGCATCCTTTGGTTCGATGATGCTGGATGCCGCCGCATATGTTGGCGATCAGCTTTCTCTCTATTTAGATTATAATGTAAACGAGTCGTTCTTAGACACTGCATATCAATATTCAAACATTCTGCGCCATGGCAGAGTTTTGGGTTATAAAGACCAGGGCCGCCCCTCCACTTATGGACAGGTAGCGCTTTTTGTAATGGTTCCCGCATCAACAACCGGTGTTGGACCTGATTCTCGTTATACTCCCATTCTGAAGCGAGGGTCGCGGTTTTTATCTCAAAATGGATTAAGTTTTGTTCTCTTAGAAAATGTAGATTTTAGTAATCCCAAATACCCTATTGTAGTTGCACAAAGCGACTCTTCCACTAGCTCCCCTACACAATTTGCCATTAAAGCATATGGAAATGTAGTATCAGGATATTTCACCCAGAAAGAGATAAGTGTCGGTCCTTACGAAAGGTTTCTTCGGGTTAAACTCGCCGCGAGTAATGTTTCTGAGATTATTTCTGTAACTGATTCTGAGGGGAATGAATATTTTGAAGTAGATTATCTTGCTCAAGATATTATCTATAAAGAAATTGCGAACGCTAATTTTAGAAACGATAATACCCCATCAGTTATTAAGCCTGTTCTTGTTTCTCGCAAGTTTATAGTCGAGCGAGATAGGAACAACGCATACCTTCAGTTCGGCAGCGGTAAAGCCGGCGAATCTGAGATCGTAGCGGACCCTCAAAGAGTTGCACTCGATGTTTTTGGAAAAGATTATGTGAGTGACACAACCTTTGATCCTTCTCGGCTATCTAAAAATGAAAACTTCGGAACAGTGCCCTCTAACACTACATTAACTGTAGTTTATCGAGTAACCAATCCGCTAAACTCTAACGTAGCAGTCGGAGCCCTTAATCAAACTGCCAATATCTTATTGCAATTTGATAATCGGCCTACGCTTGTAGACGCTAAAGTGAGAAATATTCAATCCACATTAGAAGTTATTAATGAAACCCCCATTGTTGGAGATGTTTCTAATCCTACTAGTGGCGAGATTAAAAGAAGGATTTTTGATACCTTCCCCACACAGAACCGCGCTGTGACGCAGGCCGACTATGAAAATTTGGTATATCGCATGCCATCTAAATATGGCTCCGTTAAGCGCGTGTCGACACAGAAAGACCCAGACTCTCTTAAGCGAAACCTTAATATGTATGTTATATCTGAAAACCAATATGGAAAACTTACTAAAACAAATGCCACCATTAAGAACAATATCAAAACTTGGCTCAATCAATATAGGATGATCAACGATACACTAGATATCTTGGATCCCTATGTTGTTAATTTAGGAGTTGATTTTGTTGTGAAAGCACAAGCGGGCGCTGACAAGTTCGATGTGTTAAACAAATGTATCAATGCTTTGGCGGCCCGATATAATCAAGGCTTCTTTATTGGAGAACCCTTTTATATTAGTGAGATATATGAAGAGTTGAAAAAAGTCAACGGAGTGTTAGATGTAGTTAAAGTCAAGATCAACAATAAGGTTGGTGGTAATTATGCAGATACTTCATTGGATATTAATAAAAACCTCTCACCTGATGGCAGCTATTTAGTGGTGCCCAAAAATGTAATTGTGGAGATTAAATTTCCACCTAATGATATTCGAGGAAAAATTAAATAATGGGACTAAAACGGTATAACGCAAATGCAGACACCACTATCGTTAACGCCTTTAAGCCTAATCTGAGAACACGTGGCACGGGCTCTAATATGGGTGAAGCAGATATTATGGAGGTATACTCCATTTATGGACGAGAAACTACAAGCTCGCAAGAACTATCGCGCGCTCTTCTGAAGTTTTCGATGACCGATATAACCACAGATCGCACAGCCGGCACAATCCCAGCGAGCGGAAGTGTTAGTTTTTATCTGCGCGTGTTTAATGCTGCACACTCTAAAACAGTGCCCCCTGACATAACAATGGTAGTACAACCAGTTTCCCGTTCTTGGCAGGAAGGCGTAGGACTAGATCTTGAAACCTATGCAGATGAAGTCCGCGGAAACACTGGCGCCAATTGGATTTCAAGTTCAAAAGGACAACCGTGGACTTTGGTTGGTGGCGATTATATTACTTCAGCTAGTGACACCTACAAGAAGACTCTTACAAACGGTCTCGAAGATTTAGAGATAGATATCACCCAATTGGTAGAACAGTGGATTAAGGGCACTTATTCTAATCACGGAGTAGGAATTCATTTGACTGCTAGTCAAGAGGCCTATCATTCCAGTTCTACCGCTGGCACCAGAGGACAAGCCACAGGAAGCGTCCTAGCCAATCCCGATGGTGCAACTACATCCTACTATACTAAAAGGTTTTTCGCTCGCGGAACTCAATACTTCTTTAAAAAGCCAGTTATTGAAGCGCGCTGGAATTCTGTCACCAAAGATGATAGAGGAGATTTCTATTATAGTAGTTCTCTGGCATCCGCAACAGACAACCTAAACACTCTTTATTTATACAATTATGTACGGGGGCGCCTCACTAATATTCCTGCTATTGGCACAGGGAGTATATATGTGAGTCTATATTCTGGCTCTAGCTCTCCCACTGGCTCTGTGTTGGTTCTCCATAATTCTAAGACCAATGTAACGGGCGGTCATGTATCCGCTGGAATTTATTCTGCTTCAATCGCCATTACCGCTGCAGCAACCCCGCTTAAAAACGTTTTTGATGTGTGGCACAATGACAACAACACGGAATACTTCAGTGGCTCTATCAAACCTGTAGTGCTGCAAGCCAACCAAACAGTAGAAACACCAGTTTATTATATGAATATCAGTAATTTACATGATAAATATCGTAAAGATCAAACAGCACGTTTAAACTTATATGTTAGAAATAAATTTTGGAGTCCCACCATTTACACCAAAGCAACTGCCACGGTTGCTAGTACCACCATTTATAGCGCTTCTTATAAAGTATATCGGGTGTTAGATGGCCTAGATGTAGTGCCTTACGGTACCAGCAGTCAGTTATACACCGTATTATCTTATAATGCATCTGGCAATTACTTTGATTTTGATATGAGCCTGTTAGACCCTGGTTATGCATATGGGTTTAAATTTTCATTTTACGACCCGGTGGTGAATTCTTGGCTTGAACAGCCATATACTTTTAAATTTAGAGTAGAGGATTATGAGTATTAAGAAACTTTTTGGTTCTGT